GACACTTACAATCTATTGGAAGAAATGAACCGTGCTTCAGCAGCAAGAGAGAATGCTGAACCTGAACCAGAACCGACTAAAGAAGAGCCCAAGGTAAAAGAAGGAACCAAGTAAATGGCGGTATCCCTAAAAGAGACAGTTACAAGCCTCAGTAAGACAGTCCCTGAGGACCTCTTTGACAGAGCTATCACTCACTCAACGTACCTTGAGTATCTCAAGCGTGGTGAAGTCAACAGTATTATTGGTTTTCTTCAGAAGGATGTATTTCCTGACATAGTAAAGAAACTTGAAGAACGCATGAAAGCAATTTCAGCTCGTGGTTACGACCTCGGACCCACTACCACTGCAAGATTACAAAAGGCAGTTGCAGCGGTGGCAGAAACAATTCGAGGAGGAATGAATAGCGCCGGTGCTGCAATGAAGAAAAGTTTGCAGGGTATCGCACTCACTGAAGCTGAGTGGCAAAGGGCGGCGTTGAATAAGTCAGTCGGGAGGTACTTGAATGTAGACTTCTCACTCCCAGCAGTGAGTTCACTCAAGTCAATAGTTGACTCGGTTCCCATGCAAGGCCACGTAATGGATGAATGGTGGGGAACACTGACGAAGAAAACCCAAGATGAGGTGGGCAAAGCAATAAAGATTGGTGTGGTAGAAGGAGAAAGTGTTTCTGACATAGTAAAGCGTCTGGAAGGCACTGCGGCGTTCAAGTATAATGATGGAGTATTCGGGAAAACTGCAAGGAGTACAGAAGCAGTAGCCCGCACTTCAGTAAACCATGTAGTGACACAAGCAAGGGAGCAAACTTTCAACGAGAACGCAGACCTTATCAAGGGAGTGCAGTATGTCGCCACACTGGATGACAGAACCTCGATGATATGTGCATCGTTGGATGGTAAAGTGTTCCCGGTGGATGAAGGACCGAGGCCTCCGCAGCATTATAACTGCAGGTCAACAGTCGTCCCTGTATTGAAGAGCCTCAGCGAGCTTGGTTTCAAAGGGAAGAAGGTACCCTCAGCTTCCAGGGCCTCAATGAATGGTCAAGTACCTGAGAAACAGACCTATGGTAGTTGGCTGAAAAAACAACCGAAGGAACTGCAAGATGAAGTATTGGGACCTACCAGAGCCGAGTTATTCCGTACAGGTGAAGTGAAGCTGGATGGTTTTGTCAATGACCAAGGGAAAGTAATGAACCTTGAGGAGTTACAGAAGAAGGAAGGCATTGAAATACCTAAAGTATTACTCACTGAAGGAGCCCAGGGAACTTCTGATATTAAAAGTATGGTAAAAGAGGAGGGGTTATCATCATCTGTGATTAACAGCAAAATACATGAAACATATAAAGAACTTCTCTCTCTTGACAAGGCGGATAACAGTTATTCTAAGATAAAGGATGTTTTTATCAACGAGAAGGGTTCTCAGATAAAACAGATTTTACAATCTAGGGATAAGATTATCAGTAAGTTACAAAGTGACGTTAGTAACTCTTTACCAATAACGGCCATAGTAGACGAAGGCAAGAAGTTCAACAGCAAAGCAAAAGAAGCTACAGACTTCGTAAGTTCCTTGGTTTCCACGAAGAAAAAGGGAGTTAAAGAAATTGCATTTTATGTGAATGTAGGAGAAGAGTACAAAAGACCCTTCTTCAATTCAAACAATTTAACTCTCTATTGTACCTCCTCAACTAAGGCATCGGAGATTGTTCATGAGATAGGCCATGCTTTAGAAACTACTATTCCTAACTTGGCTAAGAAAGCTAAACAATTCTTAGCCATTAGAGTAGCTGGGGAAAAGATGGAAGAAATAAATAAATTCTTCAAAGGTACAAGTTTAATTTTTGATAGGAATGAGAGAGGTTGGAGGGATAAATTTATAGACCCATACATGGGGAAGTATTATCCAAAAAGTACAGAGTTGCTTTCGATGGGGTTGGAAATGCTTTTTGCTAACCCGCAAAAGTTTTACCAAAAAGACCCAGAAATGTTTAACTGGTTGGTAAACCTGTTAGGGGGTGTCCTTTGAAAACTTTAGTCAGTACTCCATTAGGAGATGCTTACATTGAAGGTGGACAGTGGTTTTGTGAACACGATAAAGTACTTGAAAAGTTGTTAAACGAGTTAGAAGACATGAATAAGAATAGCTTGAAACCGTATGCTCCAGATGAAGATATACGTTCAGCATTTCTTATGGTGGAAGAACTGGGAGGACAGATTACAGAATATCCTGAACCAGAACCTGTCAAAGAAGGAGTAGTTTACTAATGAGAGCGAAAGGAGAAAGCCATGCACTGAGACAAAGGGTTACTTGGTTTATCTGTGGAGGAGAGACCGTGTTACTTGGAACAGGCGGGACGCCAGTCGGTGGGACGCCGAAAAATGAAGGAGAAGTATCATGGCAGGTTTGAAAGCAATTGTTGATGCTCTCGAAGGAGAGGGTGGAGTTGAAGAAGCATTGAGGCCCCTGTATGTACCAGGGGAAGGTGCTCTCGAAGGGAAGTTTGTTCTGAACGTGGAGCCAGTAGGGACCTTCAAGCTTGAAGATGTAGGCGGCTTGAAGAGTGCACTTGCAAAAGAAAGACAGTCACTTGCCAATGCTCAGAAGACCCTCAAACCTTATGAGGGACTTGACCCAGCAGCAGCAAGAGCCGCACTTGAGAAGATGAAGGAGATGGATGACTGGGACCCGGATAAGAAGTTGGAAGAGTATAAGAAACAACTCGCCAAGCAGGCTGAAGGCGAGAAAAATCAACTCATCGAAAAACATACTGGTGAAGTCGGTACTCTCAACGGGAGGATGAGTGTATTGACAAAACAACTTGAGGATGCATTGATTACTTCAAGCGCAGTGAAGGCACTCGATGCGCAGGATGCGTTCGTTGACCTTGTTCTTCCGCACGTAAAGGCAATGACGAGAATCCGTCAGAATGAGGATGGTAGTTTTGCTGTTGAGGTTCTTGATGCTGAAGGAACACCGCGCTTGAGTCCGAAGACCGGTTCGCAATCTCCTATGTCAATTGAAGAACTGGTAGTCGAGATGTCTACCAACCCGAAGTATGCCCCTGGGTTCGGTGCGAGTAAAGCCAAGGGAAGTGGAGCTTCCCGAGGAGCAGCCGGGACGGCTGGTTCAGTAATAGTTCTCACTGCTGCAGAATCAAAGGACCCTGGAAAATACAGGGCAGCAAAAGAGAGAGCTACTAAGGAAGGAAAGGAACTTCAAATCCTTCCTGCCTAAACCAGTGACATTGTGTTACTGGTTGGCAAAATGACAACCAGAGTACGAGGAGATAAGTAATGGTAACGAATGTTTTAGGTGTTTATAATCCGACGTTCTATGCCCAAGAAGCCCTCATTCACCTTGAGAAGGCACTGGGTATGGCAAATCGAGTCCACCGTGGGGTCGATGACGAACGCCGGTCGTTCAATAAAGGCCAGACGGTAAGCATTCGCAAACCGTCAACCTTTACTGCTGGCAACGCACCAGTTGCTGCCAGTGACCTTAACACTGAGACAGAAAACATTACACTGAACCAGTGGAAGGAAGTGAAGTTTGAACTGACCGACAAGGAGTTGGCATATACTGGTGAACGCATTATCAACGACCATATCCGCCCAGCGGCCTATGCTCTTGCTGATGTTATTGACCAGGCACTTGCCGCTCTCTATGCGGACGTTCCTTGGTACTACGACTTGTCCGGAACTCCGACAGTCGCAGACGTGTACGGACCGAGAAACGTGATGTTCAACAACGCAGTTCCGGTTACTGAAGAATACATGCACTACATGATGGCCGGAGCTTTCGGTCACTCACTCATGGGACTCCAGGCGTTCACACAGTACCAGGGCGCCAAAGATGAAGCCATGAAAACACTCTTGACTGGTTCACTCGGCACGAAGTTCGGTATGGAATGCTTTATGAACCAGAACACCCCGTCACACGTCAAAGGAACTTGCGATGATACGGCTCTGAAAGTCGGAGCCGGTGGTGTTGTAAAAGGTGCCACCACAATCGACCTGCTTGCAGTAGACGCAGGCGTTACTGGTACCCTCGTAGCAGGCGATGTACTCGCAATCGCTGGTGACACACAGAAGTACGCTGTCACAGCGACCAACACTGCTGCTGCCAACGCTTTCACCGCAGTCCCCGTCACTCCAGCACTCTCGATGGCACATGCCGCAAACGTGGCTGTTACTGCACGCCTTGACAACCATGTTGCCAACCTTTCATTCCACCGCAATGCTTTCGCACTTGCGATGGCACCCTTGAGTGAGCTGGGTAATGAGCTTGGTGCAAAGATTGCCACCATCACCGACCCGGTGACCGGTTTGGCAATTCGCTCCAGGCTGTTCTACATTGGTGACAGCTCGAAAGTCGTCGTGGCACTGGATGTGCTTTACGGCGTGAAGACACTCGACCCGAACTTGGCTTGCAGAGCTTGCGGTTAATAACGGCGAGTGAACAAGGACAGGATGTCCGTGGTGAATAAAGAGACTGAAAGAAGAAGGAGGTAGAAGATGCCAGCTGAGATACAAAAGGCAACAGGTCCGTCGAGGCCCTTACCCACAGTCACTATTGAGGGGCCTCATGGTGTCATAGTTATCAACGAGACAGACCTTCCCGAGTGGATGGAAAAGGGTTGGAATATAATCGACCCTTCTGAAGTCGAGAAGAAACAGAAAGCGGCTCAGTTGAAGGCGAAGAGGCAGGAAGCCGAGCGTCTTATAGCTGAAGCAGATGCTGCCGAAGCAGAGGAAGACGTACCCACACCCAAGAAAGCTAAGGCACCAGTCACACCAGTGGTAGAAGACGACGAGGTTGGTGAAGTAGTCATCACTCCTGAAGAAATCAACGTTATGACAAAGGCGCAACTCGATGCCTTCGTTGAGAAACACGGGATTGAGATTACGTTCACACCAAAGCAACCGATGATAAGTCGTCGCTTAGCATTGATAAAAGCACTCGAACAGTAAAGGGGTTGCTGGAATGATGGGCGCCTGGGCTCTCTTCTTCACCCAGGCGACCCATCCCCAGCAGAGAAGTGAAAGGGGCCAGCGATGGCATTAGTCGTTGAAGACGGAACAGGGAAGTCAAACGCAGAGAGTTATCTCTCAGTCGCTGACTGTGACACATACCACACCAATATGGGTAACACTGGTTGGGCTGGTGATGCAACAGTCAAGGAAGTGGCTTTGAGAAAAGCTACCAAGTTCCTGGATAATAAGTTTCGCCTTCGTTGGAAAGGCACAAGGACTAACGAGGACCAGGCGTTGGCATGGCCGAGAAGTAATGTCGAAGACATAGATGGGTTTTACTATGACTCAGATGGTATACCTCAGTCATTGAAAGATGCAACAGCAGAGTTGGCAGTACGAGCAATAACTGAAGATGACGGAATATACCCTGACCAAGAAAACTCCGCACCGGTAAGAAGCTCGAGTGTGACAGTCGGGCCTATCTCCGAGTCGATATCATACGTGGGTGGTGAACCAGCAGGGATGACGTTTACCATTGTCGTCAAGTTGGTTCAAGATTTAATTGAAGCAAGTGGAAAGGTCTACAGGGGATAACATGGCAACTAAACTTGACACAAAGTTAGTCCCGAAAATACTGAGCTTGGTAAACAAGTATGGCAAGACCCTTGTGTTCTACACGTATCCTCTAACTGCATACGACCCCACCACTGGTGAAGAGACCGAAGGCGCTGCCACCACATACTCCTTGAAGACTACCCCACCTGCGCAGTATGAGTCAAAACTCATTGATGGTGACCTGGTGAGAAATGGCGACACCTGGGTACTCCTGCCCGCGTCAGGGCTTGAATTTACCCCAGTTCCGGGTATCAAGGTGACATTTGACTCAATAACATTGAAAATAGTATCTGTTGAAAAGATTTATACTGGTGACTTGATTGGTGCCTATACTTTGCAACTGAGGGAGTAGCAGTAGCATGGCGAAAGGAATAAAAACGAACTACAAGGAGTTCAACCTTGCTCTGGATGAGGCAGCAAACCAGATTGAAGCAAAGGACCTTGTACTCCTCACTCGTTGGGTTGGTTTGGAAGCATTGAGAAAAATAGTGTTGAGAACACCAGTCGATACCGGAAGAGCACGTGGTAACTGGCAGATGTCACAAGCAAGTCCTATTGAAAGGGAACTCGACCGAACAGATTTATCCCAAGACGGAATAGACACAGTCACCAAAGGACAGCAGGACCTTGGTGAACTCAAACCGTTTACTCCTATATTCATTGTCAACAACGTACCGTATATTAATGAATTGGAAAATGGTCACAGTTCACAAGCACCAGCAGGCACCATGGTAGCATTGACAATGGCAGAACTTGAGTCAGTGGTCAAGGAACAACTGGAGTGATGGGAGAAGTTATGCCAGACAACACTGAAAAAAGATTTATTACAATATACGGCAGAGGTCTTGTCCCAGACCAGAAGAAGGAAGTACCGGCTGGGGTTGACCCTCTTGAGTTTGCAGTCGGGCTGACCATCGGAGAAATCCAGAACATCCGGGAGGAGTTCACTGACAAGTTTGAAGAGGTAAAAGTAATCGCCAACAGCAACCGCAGTATGATAGGAACTGTTGCTGAGGCTGGTAATGACCTGGCTGAAGTCCATGACGTTCTCCAGGAGCAGGTTGACAAGTTGGAGAAAACAGTCACAGACAGTAAATCAAAGCAGAAGGGTATTCAGATTGGAAAGCTTGCTCTTATTAAAGACATTGGTATGATAATAACTATGGGCACTGCCATTCTTACTCTGGCAGGCAAAGCGATTGGATGGTGGTAATATGCCATACGTATATCAAGCCTTACAGCGTAAGGAAATCAACGGCCAGCAGATACCTGTGCTGAATACTGGCGAAGCTCTGAATAAATGGCGGTGGATAGCCGGCC